GTGCCTAGTCCGCCGTGGGCTTGCTGGTTCATTCGCTCAACGCATCCGCTGTCATGTTCTGCCATTGTCTCCCTCAGTCCTCCACGCATAGCGCGTGGACATACCGCTTTGTGTCTGGTTCGATATAGAATCGCCTATCATAGCCGATAGGCTCCTCACACACGCGGCAAAGCAACGCTGCCATATCCCGCGTTTGCTCGCAGTCAGTATGCTTGCAGGGACTTGGACAGGGCCCGTGTTCGGTTCCGGGCTTAGGTAATCTTCCCGCTGCCATTTAACACCTCACTCCGCCAGCATAACCCGGAGCACCTCACCATAGCCGGTTGGTGGCTCCAGGAGGTACGTCAAGCGCACTGGCAGGGCCACGGGCTTAGCGTCCGTGACCTTGACGGCAGGCTCGCTTGCGGTAGGCGTGCGGTTTGGATCGGCGGGTTTCAGGCAGTCCATACAACACCTTTCAGAATATCGTTTACTGACGGCGTGTGAGCCAGGATCGCAAGTTCCAGGGCTTGCAGAGCTTCGCGGACGCAATGCCCCGCATCGTCCGCCATCTTTAGGAAATCAGGTGTACCAGTCTCAGGCGTGTCTGTCTCTTTGTCCCATACGGTGCGCAGGAAGTCCGGCAGTTCACCATTCACGTCTGACAGCTTAAACTCGATCTTGAGGCAGCGGCCAAGAAATCGCGGCTCGAAACTAGGCGGGAGTTCAACGCCGTCCTTCCCTCGACCGTTGCAAGTGAATATCCAGATCACAGGCAAGGGTTTGCCTTTTTCCGATCCGCCGCCAAAGACGGGGCGAAGTGCTGAAACTGAATCCAGCTTGCTAAGCAACGCCACTTGCGCGGCATAGCTCATCTTATCGGCCTCATCCGCCAGTACAACCCAGCCCCCGCCGCTTTTAGGGTAGTAATGCACAGTCTCCCATGCCTTCTCGATAGTTTCAACCGTGCATTTCTGTGACGGTATCTGGATAAGGCCAGCTTTGAGTTGCTTAGCAAACGCTAGGGCAATGGTCGTTTTCCCCACTCCCGGAGGGCCGATGAGTAGCAGGGCACAAGGCCGGGGCCGCTTAATCAGAGCGGAGAGTATCGCCTTTTGATTCTCCAAGCCTACAAAGTCCTCGACTGTCTGAGGCTGATACTTCATGGTCAAAGGTTCGCCAAAGTCAAAGGCCGTAGTCTCAGGCTCAGGATTCAAGTCGCTTTGTAATTTACCTTCCACGCACTTAACCCCTGCAAGTGGCTTACCATTCTTAAAAATATAGCCTTTGTTGAAAACACACAACTTAACTCGCTACGATAGGCGAATAAATGGCGAAAGGTGACCCAAAGAGACGAAAAATGTCTGTAGGCTATGGCAATCGCGGTCCCTAGCCTGCGATTATTATGGTTTCCCTTCGGTGTTTCTGTGCGAGTTTTAGATGCTCAAGTCTATGGCATGGCGTGCAAACCCACAATACCTCGAGAGGTTTATCATAATCAGCGTGATGGCCTTCGATCCCTCCATCCTTTCCGCAGCCAGAGCATTTGTCGGGCTTTTTTATAATACCGTCTGTAATGGCCTTTCTGAGTAGTGCGCCCGCCCTTGCTTCTTTGGCATGTTTTTGGGCCCACTCAAAACTGACCTTGGAGCCGAGGTTGTGTTTGCCTGCATAGTGCCGGAATGACCGATAGGAAATCCTTAGTAAGTTGGCTGCTTTGGTACGGTTTTCTCCCGCTTCTGTTAGTGCCCAGACAAGCAGTTCTTTCTCGCGGGCTTGAAGGACTGCCTGGAAATCTAGAGAAATGGCCTTTATGGCATGTTCTGACATATAAGCACCTCTACAGCCATAATACACGGTAGGGCGAAAAATGTCAAGACATAACTTGCCTCTTGACTTTGATTTGTAAACAGGCTATTCCCTTTCAGTATGGCGTCTCGCTTACACAAGAAGAACGCCCTTACCCCACGTCAAGAAGCCTTTGTTAAGCAATACCTCATAGACCGTAATGGAAAACAGGCAGCTATAAGAGCCGGTTATAGTCCAAAGGGTGCTGAGGTTCAGGCTTCTGCACTATTGAGGCTTCATAAGGTTTCTGTGGCCGTAGACTCTGCCATTGCCAAACAATCGGCACGCCTTGAGATCACAGCCGACCGAGTTCTGTCAGAAACGGCGAAATTGGCCTACTCGAACATCGGAGAGTATCTAGGGCCGGGGAACACGACGAAAGACCTGTCAACGCTTCCTAGAGAGCAGCTAGCGTGTATCCAGGAAGTCACGGTAGATGAGTACGGGGGAGGGAGCGGAGACGGCCAGCGGAAGAAGGTTTGCCGGACGAGGTTCAAGCTGGCAGACAAGGCGAAGGCGTTGGATATGCTGGGCCGACACCTGCGGCTGTTCAATGACAAACTTGAGGTGGACTTAGGAGAACAGACGATCCAGCGGTTGCTAGCTGGGCGCAAGAGGGTAGGCAAGAGACTTGAGGGGCTCTAGTATGCTTACTGTACTTAGTATATTACTTATAAAAGCACGTTGATTGCCAAAGTTGAAGGATAATGAGCACCTTGACCCAAACCGTTGACCCTGAGCGCATGGCGCGGCTGACACAGGCTCATGCTAACCTTCAACTGGCCGACGAGGTAGCGGGCTTCTATGCTGATCCTTTGGGCTTCGTAAAGTTTGCCTATCCCTGGGGGGAACCGGGATTGCTTGAACCTTACGACGGGCCGGACAAGTGGCAAGCTGACTTCCTGAGGGATCTAGGGCGGGAAGTGGCAACACGTGGGTTTGACGGGTTCAAGCCAGTGGCGCCTATCCGCATGGCTGGCAGTTCAGGGCATGGGATAGGGAAGTCGATCTTAGGCGCATGGGTAGTTGACTGGCTCATGTCCACACGTCCGAATTGCAAAGGGACGATAACCGCGAACACCTATACGCAGCTTGACACGAAGACATGGGCGGCAATCAAATACTGGACTTCGCTTTGTATCACAGGTCACTGGTTCACCTGTACAGGCTCGAAGATGTACCACAAGTTACGATCCTCATCCTGGTTTTGTTCGGCCCAGACGTGCAAAGAAGAGAACTCAGAAGCGTTCGCCGGACAGCACGCGGCGGATTCGACTTCGTTCTACCTCTTCGATGAGAGTAGCGCGATTCCTGACAAGATTTTTGAAGTCGCGGAAGGTGGACTCACAGACGGCGAGCCGATGATGTTCATGTGGGGCAACCCGACGCGCAACTCAGGGAAGTTCTTTCGGGTGAACTTCGGAAGTGAGCGCAATAGGTGGAACACTCGGACGATTGACTCCCGAGACTGCAAGTTCTCGAACAAGCAACTCATCGGGGAGTGGATAGCTGACTACGGCGAGGACTCCGACTTCGTGCGCGTCCGGGTTATGGGACTGCCTCCTAGGGCTGGCGACCTCCAGTTGATTGACTCAGAGCGCATCTGGGCGGCACAGCGTAGGGTCCCTCAATGCTTGCAGGATGACCCCCTGATTGCAGGTGTGGACGTGGCCAGGGGTGGGGATGACATGACTGTCGTGAGATTCAGGAAGGGCAACGATGCGACAGTTTTGAGGCCGATACGGATTCCGGGGGACCAGACAAGGGACTCGACGCTGCTTGTTTCTAAGCTGGCGGAAGTCTTGTCCGACACACGGCCAGAGCACAAGGTTGACATGATGTTCGTGGACTCTGCCTTTGGCGGCCCGGTGGTCAATCGCTTGGTTCAACTCGGACATCGTAAGGTGGTGGAGATAAACTTCGGGAGTCATTCCCCGGACGTGCATCAAGCGAATATGCGAGCCTTCATGTGGTGCAAGATGCGGGACTGGTTGCTAAACGGTGGAATTGACTCAGATCGAAGGCTGGAAACCGACCTGAGCGGACCTGGATACACACAGGACAAGCACGACCGGCTGGTATTGGAGTCAAAGGACGCGATGAAGAAGCGTGGGCTGGCAAGTCCCGATGACGGAGATGCTTTGGCGCTGACCTTCGCGCAGAGGGTAGCACCAATTAGGCCACAAGACTATCAACCGCCGCCGCACGCGGCCCGGATATGGGGATGAGATGCCAGGAGTAGTGTGGGGGTAGAATATGAACAGTATCGGCCAAAAGTATTCTTGGCGCGAGTTTAGGAAGAGTTCCAATCGCCAACACCTTACGGTTTGGCTCCGGCGCTTGATTGTTTTCAAAGAGGTGAATCATGCCTTGGACACGAAGTCAAGTCAAACTACTCTTGAGTAAGGGTTCGCCGTTGGAGCCCGAGCAAAAGGCGAAGATGCACCGGGAGCTACACGCTAACCCTCAGTTGGGCCACGCACGTAAGGGCACTGCTGGGATGAAACGTCCAAGACTGTCTCGCGGGGCGGCAAAGAGGATGCGGGCACGGGCAGGCGGGAAGGGGTTTGATGGCGGATAACGACAAATTACTCGAAGAAATCCGCAAAGACCACGAGAAGTTCAGGTCTTACTGGCGTCCCATTTTTGATGAGGGCGACACGGACATGCGGTTCATTTCCGGTGATCCCTGGCCTCCCGAGGAGAGAGAGTTAAGGTTCAAGAAGCGCATGTGTCTCAGTTTCGACCAACTTGGTCAATACGTAAATCAACTTGTGAACGAGGTTAAGGCGAATCCCCGGTCAATCAAGGTACTTCCGGCAGGGGATGGGGCCGATGACAAGTCGGCGGAACGTCGAGCGGAGATCATTCGAGGGATCGAGTACAAGTCAAACGCACAACTGGCCTATACCTGGGGATTCCAGGGTGCAGTCCAAAGTGGTTTTGGGCCGTGGCGAGTAACGGCGAAGTTTGTAAGCGACTCAAAGTTTGAGCAGGAACTGGCTATCGAGCGGATATTAAACCGAAACACAGTTTTACTTGACCCCTACGCTCAGAAGCGGGATTTTTCAGACATGGAGCGTGCGTTTGTGATTACCTCCATGTCAAAAGACAGGTTTGAGGAGGAGTTCCCGAAGGCAGAGGTAAAGGGTTTTGGGGCACAGTGGGAAGATGCGGCTCCGGGATGGTTCACTGATGAGTCAGTTCAGATTGCAGAATACTGGCGAGCGGAGAAGAAGAAAAAGACACTCTACCTACTTGCCAACGGGCAAACCGTGGAGACCTTGCCTACTGGAGTCAAGGCGGTCAAGAAGCGCGATGCGAGCACGACGAAGATCAAGCAATATCTCACAAACGGACTAGAGATTCTGGAGACGATTGACTGGCCGGGGGAGTACATTCCGATTATCCCCTGTTTCGGGCGTGAGTTGTGGCTGGCTGATGGCGGAAAGACAAAGCGTGTTTTCATGTCCCTGATTCGTTTGGCTCGCGATGCCCAGATGCTCTATGCCTTTATGCGGACTAATGAGGCAGAAGAAGCGAAGATGACGCCCAAGGCTTCATGGCAGGCCGTGAAAGGACAACTTGAAGGGTCCGAGCAAGACTACCTCGACTCCTACGATCAACCGAAAGTGGTTCTTTACCATAAGGCGAGAACCGACGAGACCGGAGATCAGATTTTGGAGGCTCCAAAGCGCACTCAATTCATACCGAACTTCCAAGCGTATTCGTTTGCGGCAGAAGATTGTCGGAGAGACGTTCAGGCGGCGATGGGGACCAGTGCATTGCCAACTGCGGCACAAAGGCAGAACGAGAAGTCTGGGGTTGCCTTACAGAGAATCGAAGCACAGATGTCCAAGGGGTCTTATGACTTCATCGACGGGTATGAAGTGGCATTGCAACACACGGGACGGATTATAAATCCTCTTCTCAAGGTCTATTACAACAAGCCCCGAGATGTAGGAGCGCAGAAGGCTGATCGCACTTATTTCACGATGCGGGTCAATGACCCAAACTTTGTGAATCCCGAGACGAAACAGTCCGAACTCATCGACCTTTCCAAAGGTGAGTATGACGTAACGATCTCGACGGGGCCGAGCTTTGACAGTCAGAGGGAAGAGGCGAACCAGTTTGTTGATCTCTTGGTCTCAAACTTGAAGAATCTGCCAGTTCCTCCTCCGGTGATACCGAAATTACTAGGTTTAGCGGTTAGATTGAAGGCCCTCGGACCTATCGGTGACAAGATGGCGGACTTGTTAGACCCCAAAGAAGGGGAACAAGGAGAACTCCCCCCGCAGGTCATGGCGATGGTACAAAAACTCCAACAAGAGAATCAGGCGCTAGATGCCTTCGGCAAACAGGCACAACAGCAACTCGCGCAGATGCAGGCGGAGAAAGACAGTAAGGCGATGGAACTCAAAAACAGAATGGACATCGCGCAGTTGGATGCAGATACGAAGTTGAAGATTGCTCAGATGCAGGACAAGACGAAGAGACTGTTAGAAGCTCATGCTTCCGCCCATGAAGGTGCCATGTCCCATGTACAACA